TTGCTCTGGGGCACTCATGGACGGAGAAGCTGCTTGTGCAGGTGCTTTTCCCATTTCTTGATATTGAGCAAACCTTTTATTGCGATCAGCTTCACCAGAAGGATTTCTTTGAAGAAACTCTGGGTTCACAACGGGACGATTTTGAATATTTGATATGTTCCCTCCAAATTCAGTTGTAATACCTGTACGTGGTAACAAACCAAACCTACGAAGTTGGCTCGTGATTCCCGTCGAAACGTTTAAAAGAGGATCAAAAGCAATCATCGCCAAACCTGATGTAAATAGATGCGAGAACCTACACTTGTATCGGCGGGACCTGGAAGCGCCTGAATAAATTCAGCACCAGATCTTTCGTACCGATAACGTGCTTGAAAAGGATCTTTGTAGTTAGGAACGTAAAGAATATGTGCTAAACGATTTGTTTCGTACAGATAAATTTCATCCCAAACTTTTAATGCCTCTTTGGCATTACTAGAACGAATCGTACGATCAACGTCGCCTACGATATTCTCAACGCGAGTAGAAGGCGTGAGTGCAACTTCGGTTTTCTTTTCAGCCGTATCACAACGACCTAATTGAATAACGATTTTGTCATAGAAGTACGAATCAGGAACTGTATTCATAGCTTCTTCCAGACGAGCGTAGTCACCTGCTGGAACAGAAACCACGTAGTAACCTAGATGGTACCTGACTCTACTTTTTTCAAAATCACTGAGCTGCACAGCTTGCGCCCTATTTAATTTTTATTATAAGTTGACGTAATCAAGCAAATAGTTGCATTGCCTGTTCTGGACTAATTCCCATGGAAGAATAAGGAGTTAAAGTATCAAGCAATGATTGCTGTCTGTTTTGCTTTGCTTGATTAAGTGCATTAGAAATTAACACATCTTTTAAAGATTCTTTTTTCCCGAATAAAGCTTCAAGCAGTTTGTCGTTACTTTCTTCATTGGCTTGTGCAGCAGGAAGTTCCCGTGGTGCAGGCACGGCAGAATCTCCAACCTTAGCTGTCCCAGGTAATTTATCCAGGTGAAAAACATCTAATTGATAGCGGTTATCTCCTGTTTTTAATCTTGCAATATTACCGGCATTCCCATAGTTTGCAATCCCTTCCACGGCACCTGACCCTAAGAACCTTAGATCAGTACCTTTAGGAAGACCATAATCCTCACCATAGTGATAAGCATTTTGTCCGGTAACAGGATGTACACGCATCCCTTTTGGACTTGTCATCGGAGCCCTGGGATTCAAAGCAAATTGTCCAGGGGAAGTTTGTGTGTAAAGACGTTGCCACTCCTGGGAACCAGGCAGTCTAAATTGAATGTTTTGTCCAATGTCCGTACGTGCCTGAGACAAGGAGATTTTTTTGCCTGTGCGAAGATCAATGAGTTCTTTGTGAGCGTGCGGGCCTGTGCTTCTACCCGTACTTCCTACTTGACCTAGGTATACAGCGGGACCAATCGACATATCTATGTTTTCTTTTTATTTTAAGACTAAAAACCCCTGGTTTCCCAGGGGCGAACAGGAGATGTAGTTTAGACTCGAATTAAATCAGCGGCAAAAACCGAATCCCAATCAACTCGACGAATTTGGCGTAACTGTTCGAGATTACTGAATCTTTCACCAGAAAGTGACAGTTGTAAATCTTTGATTTCTCGAGCAGTTTTGAGTCCAATCCCCTTGATATGGTCTGCAATCATCTGTGCAGTAGCACCGTTGATATTAAGACGTGTATCGGGAGGGAAGTTGCGTGGCTCTTCGTTAGCCGCCTTATCTTTTACCTGAAGAGTTTTTACTTTCTTTGTTGCAGGTTCGTCAGGCGAAAGTTCGGTTCTATAAGCGGTGTAAAGGCGACCGTCCTGGTCTTCAACCATAAACCAATCGCCGTTATCCCATTCGCTAATGATTCGAACTCTCGCACCTGTTTTACAGTGACGATGCAAGATTTCTTCAGAAAGAGTTGACATGGGACCAGAAAATATGTCTGGTCCCAGTTTAGCCTAATCAGCTAACAGTGCGACCCAGGAGGTAGCCTTCGATGTCTTCGTAACCAGGGGCATTATCAGGCTGGATGTAGCACACCTCAACGACGAAGTAGCCGGTGCGACCAGCATTCTTATCGGCAGAGGAGATGTACCAACCACCGGAAGTAACAGTGCCAGTAGCGGTGTCACGCGACAGAACCTTATAGGTTGCAGCCGAAGTAATTTGCTTGTACACGTTACCAGCGGTAACACCAGCGGAACCAGTAGCAGTCAGAGCGGGAACTGCGCTAACGGCGGCAGAACCACCAGCGAAGAAGATCTCACCAACTTGACTACCGGAAACGGTAGAAGTCAGGTTAGCTTGCGAAACAGCTTCACCAACGCCGCCACTGGAGGTCAGGCCAGTAGCAAAAGTCATGGTGTTGCCAGTGGCAGCATAGATACCAGAAGCAACACGACCGTCACCCCAACCAGAAGCAACCGAAATGGTTGCGCGGTAAACGTAAACGGGAAGATCAGAGGAGCCACTAATCACCATGCCGGTGATATCAGTGCGGGTGTCATCGTTCCTGTAAGGGGAGGGAACAATAACATTACCGGAAGCAATGGCGCCATCACCAGAGGTATTGGTAACGGCAACATAACCACGCTGTTGGAAATAACGATAGCCAGGGATAGCCAGCACCGAAGTGGGGCCACCTTTCGAACCATCATTGCTACCGCTATCGTCAGTATCAATGTTCTTGTACCAACCGTTAAGCGGCTCTGCCCAGTTGCCGGGGAAGATTTTTTTAGACGAGAGATAGGTCATTTATTTCTCCGTATGGTTTATTTATGTTTACTTATCAAACAGTGCCGTCGTCAGAAACGAAGCTGTAGGCAGTCGTGATGAAGTCTTTGTTCAGAACTTCAAAGCCAGCGTACAGTTGCCAGATCAGAATAATGAAGCGACTGAAGTCGTCGTTATTGTTGATCAGCACCTGAGCATTGGGACCACCGATACCAACACCAACGGCCTGAGGACCGAAGAAGAAGCCCTGGGCAACTTCCTGGTTCGCATAAGAAGCAGGGGTGGCAAAGCTAGCCGAAACAGTCTTGACGGGGAAGTTGGTTGACTCGAAAAACTTCACACCTTCAAACTGAACGCCAGTCGGCATGACAGGTTCACCAGCCAGGAAGTAAGCCTGACCAGCCTGGGGACCCATGTAGAAGCTGGCGTTGTTAGGCATCATGGGATTGCCCATGTACATGCCTTGGCCAGGGTTGCCGCTATAGCGAGCAATCTCACGGAAGTCAGGATCACGACGCAGGTGCATCATGAAGGTGGGATCGCAAATGCAACGATACAGACCATCAGTGAAGGTCGGAACGTTACGCTTACGCATATCCTTGACAACAGTCAGCAGGTCGGTACGAACCGAGAATTGCTGAAGGTCAGCGGTATATTCAGTTGCGGTGTAAGCGATTTGACCAGAAGAGTTTTTGGTCTTGCCACCAGGGAAGTAGTAACCGCCTTGGGTGGTAGAAGCGGCGCCATTAGCTTCAGCTTTAGCGAGTTCGTCAATGAAGACGCGGTCACGCCAACGGCGATAGTCGTCAAGCAGAGTCAGGCTGCCGATCGACTGGTGGAACATGTTCAGGTTGCCGGTATCCAGCAGCAGGCGCTGGGCGGTAACCAGAGTTTCACGAGCAATCTTAAAGGTGGAAGGCTGGGTCGGATCGCCCGGATCAGCAGGACCGGTGTATTCCTTAAGCACCACCAGGACTTTTTCCTTGGTGATGTTACGGCTATTGGCGGTACCAATGGTCTGGTCAGCAATACGCTCGCGGCTGTCCTTGGTGCCAGGGCTACCCCAGAACTTGTAGCGATCGAGCTGAACGGTTTGACCAGGCTGACGAGTAAAGTCGTGAACAACAACAGGCTCTACGGCCATTTCGCAGATGTATGCCGGGTGGGGGCGATACAGCTCTGCACCCAAAATCTTGGGAAAGTCGGTATCAAGAAACACTTTAGTTTATCCTCCAGTACGCAGGACTTTGTCGGGTGAAAGATTCAGACAAGAAATGTCTTATCTAAAACAAATTTTAGCAGTTGATAATTTATCAACTAATGTAACGCAAGGTAGGGGTACTTGCGCGTGCCATGGGTGTATTACTAGAGCCCGCAAGTTCGGGATCTGTAATTACATTTTGTTGGAAACCAGGGACTCCCATTGCTCCGGGAATTGCACCAGCAGCAACACCGCCTAGACCGGCAAGTGCAGCGGAACCGGGGACAAGACCGGCAGCCAGAGCTTTACCTGTTCCACGAATAAATTGTTCTTCCTGTGGAATTTCTAAATTCGCTGATCTAGAAAGAGTGCTTTCAATGGCTTTTTGAGCCATAGATTTGGGAAGTCCTTCAGCACGTTGGCGTGTTTCCATTTGAACGGCTTTATGAAGAAGTCCCAGATCGGCTTCTTGTTTAGCAGAAAGAGCTTCTCTGTAAATATCCGGAGCATACTTACCGGCTAATTTGCGAGCAGCAACTAAACCACCGGCAGCACCAGCGCCACCAGCAAGTCCGGCAAGTACGGACGAACCTGGGTCTTCGCCTTGAGAAGCGGCATACCCCGCAGCAGCTAAGCCGCCAGCAAGAGGTACGCCGTATTTAAGGAGTGGACGCATGGCCTCACTCCATCACAAACAGTTTGTTAGCCAGGACTTGAGGCTGAGCTTGGTTGATGACGCGCCAGGCATTCTGGGGATCGCGTGCCATCACTTCGTTAAAGGTGCCCCAGAAATTCTCAGGTTGCTGAGGAGTGGCGGCAGTAGGGGGAGCAGGGAGTTGGCCGTATTGGGGATTAACGGGTTCCGTGCGGTAACCAGGAGTTTCCAATTGCTGTTCGTTTTCGTAAACGGGATAGGGACCTTCAGGACCGAAGAACTTCAGTGTGTAATCGCTGAGAACATCGGGGTTGGTCAGGATTTCGTTATAAGCCAGGTTCTCTTGATGCTCGTTGACTGCGAACTGAGCGTATCCCTGGATCGTCTCACTTGCGCGGCTTCCCCACGCGACGGCGCTGTCCAGCATTTGCTCCAGGTTCAGAGCGTAGTTGTTCAGAATTGCCGGAGCTTCGACCCCGAACGCGTCCATCACCTGACGGCTTTCCTGGCTCATTCCCACCAAGTCGGCTACCTGCTCCAAGGACGGAGCTGAGGAGGTTTGGGAAGAGTTGGGCGAGTAAGCCTGGTTGGGCGACCATGTCTGCGGAGCCGATTGTTGCGTAACTTGGCTGCTGACCTGACCGTAATTCGCCGGGGTAAACTGAGTCGTCGGTGCGGAGGACTGACCCTGGAACGGGGATTGAACTGGTGCGCTCAGTAGATTCACCACCTTGTTGAACGCCGATTCCCACGGGTTGCCCTGGGCTTCCGCCGGTTGGGATTGGGGGGCGTACTGAGTAGGGGCGGATTGGTAGCTGGGGCTCGCCTGGGGTACCGCTTGGGGGTAACTCGTACCCACCTGATACGCTTGAGGCGCCACCTGGTAGCTGACCTGTTGGTTGGACGGAGCCGGAGTCACGTAACTGCTGGGAGCTACGGCCACTGGTGCTTGGCTCGTCTGTGGGATCGATTGGACGGTAGCGTCCTGCATAACTCATCTCCTTTTGTAAAGCTTCGAGAGTTCGATACAGATAAGGGGTTAAATCCAGTCTTGGATCCGCAGCCATCGGTAAGTCCGGTGATTGCGGGTGAGGGGTCTGCATCATGCCTCCCACCAAGCGAGCGAATGAAGAATATGCATTCTGCAATTCACCCACCATCCTGAACGGGAACCCAGATAACATCTCGGCCCGCTCCTCATCCGTTTTTGACGGGAAGAGGTATTTCAGTGCTTCAATGCTATCAACACCTAATTCTTGTAAGTTGCGCACCACGATGGAGTTGTTAAGGATGTCCTGAGTGGAATCCTCATAAACAGGCCCTAACCAACGCCATTGAATCGTGATGTCACCATCAGGAATAAGACCCAGCACTCCTGGCGGAATTTGCTGAGTTCTTACGCATGCCATCATCAGTTGTTTAATCCGTTCTTCAAAACCAATAAGAGCATCTTTATACATCTGAATCTCTCCTTCAGATGCGTCTTCTGCTGGTTCCACGGGCTTTTCAAGTCCTGCTGCTGCAGCAAGGGTTTCCCTAAAAAGACGTTCTTCTTGGAAGATAATCAATTCCAAGCAGCGGCAAACACCATATGTATA